GTCCTACCAAAGCAAAACAAGAGTATCCCCCAAACCCCCTCGGACTGCGGTGGCAAAGCCACCTTGTCCTACCAAAGCAAAACAAGAGTATCCCCCAGAGGGGGAATTTACTTCCCCCTCTGGGGGTATCTTGACGGCGAGTAAACTCTTTTAAGCTAATCCCTCCAAGACGGCAAAGCCGCCTTTGCGGGACGCGCTCTCGTCTTGCAAACTCTTTTAAGCTAATCCCTCCAAGACGGCAAAGCCGCCTTTGCGGGACGCGCTCTCGTCTTGCAAACTCTTTTAAGCTAATCCCGCGAAGTAATACCGTTCTATTCTCTGCGTTGAATCTCAAGATGTGTAAGTGCAGAAAGTTCTCGATGCCTATACGAACTGAGCTCGTGATGTCGCTTAAAGTCGTAATGAATCACTAGCTCCATATTAGCAGGAATGCGGTGTCGCACAAAAGCCTCGATTTCGTCAACACGTGCCATAAGTGAAGGCTGTAACCAAAGCTCGACCAGAAAATCTCGAACGTTTACATCAAACGACATAAACACATCAATTCCAAGCCATTTAGCTAAAACCGAACGGATTGACGTTTCTGTATAAGGTAAGTGTGAAGCCACCCGAAACAAGATTTCGTGACGACGGTCATCAAAACTTTGTTGCGGATTAGAAATAATCCCAAAAATCCGCTCCCACCGCGAAAGCCCGTTTGACGAATCATCAGCATAAGCCAAAAAAGCATTGTCTAAAACACGACGGGTTGCCTTTTGAACAATATCAAGCTCAGAAGCACCAGTATCCATAATGCGTGAAAACTCATCAAACTCCCGCATAAATTCAGGCAGATGCCGTATTAAGCCACCGACAAAGTCGTGGCTTTGTTGGTGGGGTGATAATAGGTGATTGCCGCTATTCCTCAAAACTTCCGTAACCCCTGAATTACCCATCATTAACAGTCCCCCTCAAAGGGATTTCGTGAGGAGCTAAAACAACATTCCTCCCCGAAACCGCACCGTTTAATCGTAAATCAGAAATGTCAACAACACGCCCGTGAAATTCGTTTAAGAGCCGTGATTCAATCTGTGACGCACGAACAATTAGATTGGCGTTTCTGTCCCAGTTTGATGAAAGTTCAGCCAAATAATCGCTGACAATATTCTGTAAATCGAAACGAACATCGTCAAATCTCCACCCAGAGGCTAGAGTGAAGTTAGCAGTAACATTAATCGCAACCCCACGTACCGGAATCACCGTAACTCTATGCCCAATAGGTGCAAGCCCTAATCCAGAACCGCTGTTTTGAATCGGGTCAATAGTGTCTTGAACTCTTACGCTCAACTCGTCAGAAGGCGGCAAAAACTGGTCATCTTGAATAATCAGCCGAACAGTTCCTCCCCCTTGCCATGCTGGTTCAACCTTGACCCCACCAACTCCATGGAGTGATAAAACCATTTTCCGATAATCTGAAATGTTTCCCCCATAACTCTGAACCTCTAAGTTGTCGAAATAACGACGGCGAAAGCGTTCAAGCTCTTCTTCATCACGCCCTGGAGATAAAATTTCACGGATTCGAGCAAAGCTAAGCCCCTCAAATCGAACGCCATCTCCAATCGGAAGCAAATCACCAGAAGCACGATTGCCAACGCCCCCTATGCTCTCACAAACCATTCGCATAAGGCGAGTCATACCAGCAACGCCAGCGTCTTCAATTACTCGATATATTAGGCGATTCTCACCATCTCCCGCTAATCGAAATCGTGCACCAATCGGAATACGTTCGTCAGGGCTAACAAATTGAAACTCTCCCATAACAATAGCAGAAGTCGCAGGAATCGGCGAAATTCCACGTTCAGCAGCACGACGGACAAGCATTTCACGACCTGCCGTATCAGCAAAACTTTCATCGGTAACCCGCCTTAGTTCGGAATAAAAGCGAGCCAATTCAAGTGCCATAGGTGCAACTGCGTCATAAATAATCGAACCCTCTCGCTTATCCACATCGTTAGGCACATGACTAAGCATCCGCGCAAGAATTGTCGCAAAACTGTTTTCATTACTCATGTAATTTCACCCCTTTCACTATGATTATGAGAATTTTCGTCACGAATCAAAAATTCATAATCATCAATATCGATTGAACTAAATTCACCTGAATCTAAAACATTAGTGCGAACTATAAAACTAACACGAACCACTATTCCTAATCCCGCACGTTTGCTAAAAGTGAATCTAAAATCGCTGACATCAACAATTCGTTCATCAACTTTCAAAGCCTCTGAAATTCGCCACTCTAATTCGTTGGCGAGCTGTTCGTTATCCAAATGAGCAGAAGAATCACCCAAAGAACCATGCCCATAAAGCGAAGAAAGCTCAACACCATAATCGCTAGAATAAATCGGAAACCAAAACCGCTCAGTTTTAAGGATTTTATAAATCGCCTGCCGAACCGCCAAAACCCCATCAATAAACCGACCTGGTTTAGACAAATCATAAGTGTGCGAAACTTGAGAAATCAAAGAGGAACGAGCCGAAACCCGCTCTGAAGAAATTTCATCAACCGCATCAAAAAACCTGTCTGGAACTAACATTTAATTTCACCACCTCTCTCTCATTTAATCGACTATATAGCACTAGACAATTTCCCGAACACAACAAATCGTTGCCCACCTTGTTCGCGAAGCAAAGCCACCGAATCGCCGACACTAAGCGACACATCTGAAATAACCGACAACTGCCCTCCAGACAAGATTAACCTGTCTGAAATGTCGATTGTAAGAGGGCTAACTTGACGAATTGTGCCGTACATAACACAAACTGGTTTTTCAGCCTCGACAGCATCAACAGCCGCAGTCTTAATAAGCCCCGCAATATCCATAAATCAGACCCCTCCTACTTCCAAATTCAGCTCCAAATTCATTAAAACTTTCCCGCTCGATATAACGTGAGTGCATTTATTAACCGTAGCTCTCCCAGAAAGTGCAGAAATCCCCGAAAACTGAAGGCGAACCATAGAACCACCTCGAACCCGAAAATCGCCAACAACATTTCGCAAACTAAGCGAACTTTCATTAACGTTTTTAACTTTGAGAAGGGCAGCTGCCTCAGCGCTAAGCAAAACATCATTACGCACTCCGATTCGCGCATAATGTTGTAAAATTCCCAGCCTCGCCTCACTAACAGGGTCACTTTTGACAGAGAACTCCCGCTCTCCAGTACGCCCGCAATAACGAGTGACCTTAATCCGATTACGCCGCTTATCAATGCAAGAAGAAAAGCGAACCTCAGAAACATTAGCGTTATCGAGAACCACGCCAGATTCCATTGAATCGCGACTTTTTAGGACAATGCGACCAAAATCGTCATACAAAATAAACGAACGTGAGGTCTGCAAAAATTCAAGTTCCAAAGCGTTTTGAATAATTCCCAAAAGGCTAACATTATCCTCAACCCGCGAAGGAATTATATAACTAGTTTCTTGAATTTCGCCAGTTCTCAACCGATAATCATCAGTAAGCATACGAAGAACGTCACAAGCACGCTTGTCGGAATAAACATAAGTGTCCCGATTCAGAAAATATCGAAGCTGGTCAAAAGCCGTAATAGTAATAATCGAATTAGTAGAAGCTCTCCGAAAACAAATACCGTAGAAAGCTCCCGAGAGCGGGCTTTGCTCGCTTGAAGAGCTTAAAGCTCCCGAGAGCGGGCTTTGCTCGCTTGAAGAGCTTAAAGCTCCCGAGAGCGGGCTTTGCTCGCTTGAAGAGTGCGTGCCCCGATTGCGAACTCGAAGGCTAATAAAATCCCCCTCTCGAACTGGAAACCGAGAATCAGAAAGCATAGAAAATCGCAAGCAAGAAGCTCTACCACAATCATAACTCTCAAGCATTATTTCCCCGAAAATCACAGGCTCAAACGAACATGAATCGTTGATAACCCGAAGTTCAACATCCATAAAAATCACCACCACATTTTTAATTTAACTGACTATAAACCTAACCCTAGCTAAGGAATCGTCAAAACCTGCCCCGGATAAATCGTATGATAAGGATTTCCAGTACCACGATTTCTCCCGTCAATCAAAGCTCGATTAGATTCATAAATTTCACGCCAGCGGTTGCCGTCAGAAAAAAACCTGTGTGCAATTAGCCAGAGCGAATCTCCTGAAACCACAGTATATGTGCGAGGGATAGAAACTGCCCCCTCACGAACCGTAGGCGTATAAGTTCCAGAAATAACCCGCACAGCCTGAACTGCTCGATGTTCCAAAAGCGTAATATCAACATAAATGTCAGAACCCTTGACGGCATCTTCACGAAGGTGCAAACTCTCAAGAAATACGTTCATAATATAAGTGGCTTTGGTAGAACGCCCAATTTTTCTACGCACAATAAATCGAAAAGGCTCACCACGTTCTTTTACTCGAAGTAGGTCGCCTAAAATCAAATCACCACACCGAAATCCACCAGAATAGTTAGCAAAAGGATACTCTCTCCAAGGGAGCATGGCAGTAAAAGTGATTTTCGCCAGCCGCCCATCAGCCGCAGACCCCGGAGGGCGTGGAGTGACTGGTAAAGTAACCTCACGCCCAGAAGCTAGTTCAACACGGCGAATGTTCTGTCCATAATTAACACTAAATCGCTCTGGTGCAACAGGCAGGCGAATATCGCCTATAAAAAAGCTATACATCTAAAACTTCACCCCCTCAACCGCAGTAGTAACAGCGTCCGACAATCGCTCACAAAAAGCAGACATAAGCATATCAACATCAGCTCCAGAACCCGAGTGTGAATCGCCAACCCGAACTTCGTTATAAGCATTAAGATTAACGGTAACAGGAGGAGAATTAACACCCGAACCTCCCACAGTATTATTAACAATCGGGGCTGGTAAAGCCTGCAATTCCTGCGACTCAGAAACCAAAACAGAATTATTAACAACAAGCTCATCAGTTTCAGAAAATTCAGAATTATTAACAACGCTATTGACATTTTCGGAAAAATCAGATTGATTAATAACACTGTCAGAACCATCAAAAATATCAAGAATATTTGAGACATGAGCCGCCCGAAAATCCGAAACAAGAACATTCTCATCATGATTGTAAAAAACATCTGGCGATTGAACCAAAATATCTGAACGAGCAAAAACGTCAGAGTTATTAACATTACTAACAAAGTTTTCAACATTGTCAACAACCCGATTTGAACTATTGTCAATTTCAAAAACATCAGTAAGGTTGTGTTCGTCTTTGTTAAGTTCAATCAAAACATCTGGTGAACCGAAACTATAATTAAAGCAATTCAAAGTTGGGAGTTCGGCTTCACACGAAACCAAAACATCAGAAACATTAGTAAGCCCTTCAACGTTAGAAGATATTTCTTCGATTTCGGCAAAACCCGAATTTAAATCATTTAAGTCATTCAAATCATCACCCCTTTTTTTCATTATTAACCCGCACGAAAAGTCTTAGCCCTCACGGCAAAGCCGCTCGGGACTTTTCGTGCTCAAAATAGCTCTGCGGCTCATTTTCTGTGAAAATAACCGCCACAGTTAGCCGATTAATTCGCCACGACTAATCGCGCGAATTAATATTTATCTGAATAGAAGCAATAATAAACGCTCGTTCATTGGCAGACAATTGCAAAAAATCAGATGGCAAAAGATTAAATTTGTGTAAACAATAATGGGCGACTTTAGCATAAAAGTCACCCGTTATTAGTTTTTTGCCGATTCAACCTTTTCATTGATAGAAGCTGAATTTTCCCCAAATTGCAAAACAAATCGAACAAAAGCCTGATATTCATGAGGGTTGTCGATAAGCTCACGAATCAAATCTTCAGGCGTACTGACATCGTATGAGTTTTGTAAATTAGCGTTATAAAGATTAGGTGAAACAACAGCCAAAGCCGCAATTTTCGCCATATAACGAGAAGCGTCAAGCCGAAATCGTGAATGAGTAGCATCATAAATCATACACTCCTCACGAACAGCCTCATCTTCGCTAGTAGAAATAGCCCGAACCTCCCACAAAAGCGGAGAACCATCAGGAGCTAAAAGCGAAGAGGTAGCAGGAAAAAAAGCGTTCTCTTTTTTAACCTTGTTATCTTTCAAAAACAAAGACAAGTTTTCCATAAAAATAGTTCCTTTCATAAGGCAACCTCCGAAAATGCACACATGGTTTTTAGAGGTTGTCTTAAATCATAAAAATGTAGGGGGAAACCGCGAACGGTCACCCCCAAAAAGTCAGAACAATCGTTGAATTATCTCATTCCAGAAAGCTGACGAAATCTTTGTGGCATTCTGAAATCCTCGAACGTAAACTCAAGTTTTTCATCAAGATATTCGCCATTAGCGTCAAACTTAGCCAGAATCCCGCCATCGATATTACAATCAACAAACACAACAGTTTGTCTGCCGACTGAAGAAGCAGGGTCGTTATTAGAAATCTGGATTTCAAAATAAACATCCTCACCAGAATTTTTGTAACGGAGCATCATATCTCTAAATACCGAAGAGTTATAATGGAAAGTAGCCTTACCAGAACCTCTCCACCCAGTAGACTTGTTGCCCATACCAGTACGCCCTAAAATAGGAACTTTGGTCTTAGTCCTTTCAAACTTAGCTTCAAAATCAATCGCCTGCATAAAATTGAATCGATTGCCGTCAATAGTGATAAAACACTCCGCTAATTTAGCAGAAACAGCATCACGCCCACGCATAACCATATTGTTAGCCATAAAATATTTCCTCCATATTACTCCGCAACGAAAGTTTTAACACTCACGGCAAAGCCGCACGTGACTTTCGTTGCTCAAAATGCCCCTGTTTCTCGTTTGCCTACAGCAAACAACCGAAACAGCTGGGCAGATACTAATTCACAAAAACGTCAAGACATTTGTTGCGAATTAGTATTAAAAACTATAGCCCATTTCAGACGAGCTTCGGGGTCGGCAGAGCCGCCCCTCCGGCTCTTGCTTTGCTTCGTCGAGCTTCGGGGTCGGCAGAGCCGCCCCTCCGGCTCTTGCTTTGCTAAGCTATAAAACAAGTCATATAAACCTGAGCCATAGCATTAACAATCGTTACTTTGTTATTAACCACGACTGAACGCTTATCATCTCCTGGGAGAACCTCAACATCTTCATCAGAAAAGTTTTCAATAGCACGAATGCGTTCTAAATCCTCGTGGTGTTTTACTATATCAGCCCAGAGGCTAACACGCCCAGCCTCATCGTTAGGAACGGTTCCAAGATATCTATCATTAAACAACCTCGCAATGTCAGATGCTATTTGGTCGATTACACGAATAGTCTGATTGTCCTTAAACACCTCGCCTTTAGTATCACTAACAGTAGTAAGAGAGTTAATGTCAGCCAAAACTCGAAGCGTTCCACCTACTCGATGAAGTGTAAATAACCCATCACGAATAGTATCCTCAAGCTGGCGACCTGTAAAATCGGCGAACACACTAAACTCCCCATCATAAACACGGTTAAGGTTAGAACGGTTGATTTGTGCACCAGCAATAAGCCCAGTAACCCAATAAACAAGAGCAGATTTAGGAACATCATCATCCATGACAGCGTTTTTGACAACAATAACCCCCTCATGGTCAGGGGCGAGGTTGTCGCCAGAACCGTTAAAAACAACACACTGCGTCTTAACCCCGACATTATCACGCAAATTCTTGACATACGAAACAAACATAGAATTAATACGTGGGTCTTCTGAACACACTCCAATAGCATTAACTCCCTCACCCTCGATTTTGTCTAAGAAACGTTGATAACTTGAAACACTAACATCTCCATTAGAACCATCAGCGAAAGGGATGCCCGCAGTTTCAACCAAAACCACTTCACGATTCCAAACAACAAAATCATTATCACGAAGAGAAGCCGCAGAAGAAACTGTTTGTGAATCCACTAAAGTTCCACCAATAAAAGTACGAACCCTAAAGTCAGAAGCCGAAGAATCAGAAGAAGTATCCGAAACCTCGTTAATAACAACAGTCAAGTCATTACCACGTTCCCCGGCATACTTAGCAACCCCTAACTCGCACGAAGCCTTTTCACCACCAGAGCCTAAACGATAAGCATAAAGAGTACGAATATTGCGGAACAACTCACGAATCCCCTTTAATTTGTCATCAGCATAATCATACCCAAAAATACTAAGTGAATTTCGGACAAAATCTTCATTAGTAACCGAAAAGACATTGTCTTCAACTCCCCAATCAAGCTCCAACGGGAAAGCAGCCGCCCCCCTCTCCGAAAGCATAGCACCCGAACGTGCCAAAGAAACAAAGTTCACATAAACTCCCGGTAAAATCTTATTTTGTGCGATAAACGCACCACCACCTAAAGCCATAAAAATTTCCTCCATGTTAAATTTCCGCAAAATTTCTATTGTGATGAAGATGCCCCATAGTTTCAGGAACATCTTCAACCCGTTCGACAAAAATATCATAACTAACAAAAAAGCTAAGCCCCTTGTCAGAATATTCGCCCTGCATAGAATATCCCCGAAGTGGTTCGCCCACAGAAACAAAGATATACTCAAGACAAGTAAACAACCGCTCCAAAACATCAGCACACTCAAGTTGAATGTCGCCTAAAGCCCCAGAAGCAGGTTGTCTACGAACATTAGCAGGAACATACTCGACACAAAGCCCCACAGTTCGCAAATATCGATTGCCGAGAAGTGGGACATTACTAAATCTCCGTTCTCGAACGCTCCCGCTCTGCGGAATACGACTGGTAACAAATAAAAGTGGTTTTACCTCGCCCGCAGAACCAAAACGCCCGCCCGAACGTCCATCAGAACGCTCAGTCAAAACTTCATAATCGCCCTCACCAAATTCGCTGATTAAAGCCGTTTGAACTCCAGTAATTATTTCACTAACCATAACAACCTCCGTTTAGCAAGACGAGAGCGCGTCCCGTAGAGGCGGCTCTGCCGTCTCGTAGGGATTAGCTTGAAGTCTCGCTTCGTCGAGATAACCCCACTCCAAACGAGCAAGACGAGAGAGCGTCCCGTAGAGGCGGCTCTGCCGTCTCGTAGGGATTAGCTTGAAGTCTCGCTTCGTCGAGATAACCCCACTCCAAACGAGCAACTCTCGCTTTGCAAAGCCCGTTTTGCGGGGGCATACTCTTGTTTTACTAACCATTAGAGATAATCCTTGCAATCGGGATTTTGGCATGGTCAATATAAGTGTCACAATCGATGTTAGCAAGCGTCCAGTTCTCACCCTCGGAAAGTTCATCATCAGTAGGCGAAACGGAAGACTGAATCTGCTTTTCATAACTAATCCCGTAAGGTGCAAATACCTTTCGCTGACGCATGAAGAGTGCGTCCTCACCGCCATTGGTTTTAGGGTCACGAGCCAATTCATAAGCGTTTTTGACAGGGAGGTCTTCGTAAGCAAACGCCCCCTCTCCAAAAATATAAGTTGTATACTTATCGCCGTCAACTGGCAAGTCATCACAGATGATTACAAGTCGCCCACTCCAAGTACCAAGCTGAATTTCACGAGTAATTCCCTCTTTATCAGTATACTTCATAAACTGAAGCAGGTTTAAATTTTCAAGCGTAGTAGCAATGGTAGAGTGCATAAGCACAACAGTAAATGCTTTCTTGTTAGCACCACACGCACGATAAGCCGCATTGTTGAGTGCGACTGGGGTAATAACCCCACCATCAGGGCCTCCAGAGATGTCATAAGTGTGAGCAGTAACAAACTTCTCGTTTTGAGTACCCTTCATAGAAAACACTCCATCAAGAATAGCACGCAAAATCCCTAAATCCAAATCGTCCTTATACTGTGCGACTTGTCTTGCGACTGAATCCATAAAATCACCGCCGCCAAGGTCATAAACAAAGTCCTTCTCTACCCAGCCCTTAGCTCGCCCGACAACCACGACCCCTTGCTCAAACACCTTAGCACGAGCAGTAGAAATATCAGTAGCCCCATCATAGTTATAAGCGTCTCCATCTAAAGCACCACGCATAATAATGCGAGAATAACCAGAAGACCCAGCTCCAGAAAACGCACAACGAATATCGGGGTTAGAAACCAAAGCCTTAGCCTTAATCAGCTCATCAGCTTTAAGCCCCTTAGTCTTTTTAACCGAATAAGCAAAAGCCTTAGGGTTAAACTTGCAAGCACTAAATTTAGTAGTTCTCATATAATTTTTTTCCTCCATATAATTTTTTACACGACCGCTGCATGACCAATGTAGGGCGAATTTTCCTACAAAAATCAAATCCTTGCTTGAGGATGGCTCTCAAGAAATTCACAAAGCTCAGAATAACTAAGTTGCGAAAAGTCAACTCGTTTATCTGGAACTTCATTACCAGCCTCACCAGAAGAAGCCGAGGAAAGCATTGGTTTCTCACAACCGCACCTCTTAGAATTAAGCGAGTTGCATGATTCAAAACATTCGCAAATCACCGCTGACAATTTTTTAACAGCAGAACCAACTGCGGTCTCAACACAGCGAGAAATCAACGAATCAAGTACCCCATCAGCATCACAGTCTGGTTCGCAATCAGCGTCAACTTCGCCTGAATACCCAGATTCCAGAGTAACATCACCAACCACAACCTCATCAATCAAATTTTTCATATAACAAATACCTCCTTTCAGATTTTTCAGACAAAAAGGAAAAGAGCCACTGACTATAGTCAGTAACTCTCACCCGATTTGTCCATAATACCATTTTATAACCCAAAAACTATATTCAGTGCCAGTTCACGTTGCAAAAGCCAAACAAGAGTATCCCCCAGAGGGGGAATTTACTTCCCCCGTCGGGGGTATCTCGACGAAAGCAAAACAAGAGTATGCCCCGAAAGACGGGC